CGGCGGCGAGTAGGAACAACGCAGTATCGGCAGAGCAAGTCGGTCAGTTGCTACGTGGTTCGGTTCGGCTGTCTGAAGACGGCACAGCAGAAGTTGTAGATGCGAACGGGACACCACGATACAACGACAGCGGCGACCCGTTAAGCGTTGATGAGCTTGTCGGTGATTTCTTGTCAACAAACCCGCACTTCGTTAAGGCGTCATCTGGTGGCGCTGGCTCGCAGACAGCGGTAGGTGGTTCCACGTCGAAACCTATGTCGGCGGTAGAAATGGAAGCTAACTGGGATAACGGTGGCAAAGAGGCATACCGTGCTATGCGGTTAGCAAGGAAATAAACCGCTAACTTAGGAGATTTTAATCATGGCGGCGACTACTAGTTCAACTTTAGACGACCTGTTTGCAAACATCATTATGGCCGCGCGTTTTGAGGCCGTTGAGCAAAGCCTTTTATTGGGCCTTGTTACTCGTTATGACATCGGCAATGTTGCTGGTACTACTATCCAAGTACCAAAGTATCCAGCGATTGCGGCGGCTGACCTGACTGAAGGCACTGATATGTCTTCTACTACTGTCAGCACGTCTGGCGTTACTGTATCTGTTGGAGAAGTTGGTGCGCAGGTATTGCTTACTGACATGGCGGCAATGGGCGCAGGCAACCCTGCACAGGAGCTTGGCACTGTACTGGGTAACGCAATTGCTACTAAGATTGACACAGACATCATCGCTTTGTTCGATGGATTCTCTGCCTCTCTTGGCGCGGCGGCTCAGGAAATTACTGTTGCAGACCTGTTCAAGGCGGCGGCAACTCTTCGCAATGCTAAGGTACGTGGCTCACTTGCGGCTGTTGTTCACCCTTATCACGCGTATCAGTTGTCAGCTAACCTGACTAACACCTTTGCGAACCCCAACGGTGGCGACCTACAAAACGAAGCAATGCGTAACGGCTTCGTAGGTTCTATCGCGGGAATCGACGTTTACCAGTCAGCAAACATCACTGTTGACGGCAACGGCGACGCGAAGGGCGCAGTATTTGCACCTGAGTCAATGTGCATTGCTATGAAGCGTGACTTCAACCTTGAGACAGAGCGTGACGCATCTAACCGTGCATTCGAGCTTAACGCTACTGCCGTTTACGGTGTTGGCGAGCTTGATGACAGCTACGGTGTTGAGATGTTCTTTGACGCTACTCTCTAAGATGTACGCGGCCCTTCGGGGCCGCTTTACTCTGAGGTTTATATGGCAGTCACTTATCGAGGCGAAAGGTTTGAGGACTACAACGTGGCAAAGCGAACGCCACGACATCCCAATAAGTCGCATGCGGTATTGGCTCGCTACAAAGGCGTTATCAAGCTAGTTAGGTTCGGCGCTAAAGGCGCGAAGACTTACCCACCTAAAGACGGGGAGTCGGCCCGCGACAAAGCAATGCGAGCGGCTTGGTACGCAAGACACGAAAGGAATCTACGCAACGCAACACCGTTAGACGCGGTCTATTGGTCTGCTAGGGTAAAATGGTGACGACATGGCATTTAGCACTGACGACGATTTAGAAGCGATTGTCCCTGACATTTTTGACCTCGGCATTCCAGCATTTACGGCTGAACATGCAAAGGCACAGGCAGACATTGAGCGTGAGATTCGCAATCGCTGGTGGCACCGCAAGGGCATACAGGGAGAGATGGTCGTAAGCTATCTGACGGAGTCGCAGTGGACACGAAGCGCGGCTTATCTTGTATTGTGGAAGTACGCATTGCCACAGCTTACCAACTGGGTCGATGACGACCGCTTCTTGCAGATGATCGACTTCTACAAGGCGCGCTATGGCGAGGAGCTAGACGCAGTATTCCAAGATGGTGTTGAGTACGACGCTGACAACGATGGCACTGTTACCGACAAAGAAAAAGAGCCTGTTGCGCTTAACCGCCTCGACCGATGATAAAAGTACGCATAAATGAAGGCGAACTGAAAAGTATCGCTAAATCATTCAAAAAGCTGATAACTCGCAATCACAAAAAAGCGATGCTCAAGGCGGCGGCTACTGGTTTGAATAGAATACAGAAGCGCACAAGCATGAGCTTAGACATAAACGAGCAACCTTTTCGCCCGCTAAGCGAAGGCTATCAAGCCTATAGATTCAAACGCAGAAACCAAATGGGTAAAAAATCTACGCTTATTTTTTCGGGACGTATGCGCAAGTCAATGCAGTTTAGTACTAGAGGCCAAGACGGAATAATATACTTTGACAGTAGGCGTGAAGCAGAAAAAGCCGCAATGAACAGTAAGATTCGTCCGTTTTTTGGCTTGAATCGTGGTGATGAGCGCGCTGTTAGGCAGGCGTATTTTGAGGGGCTTAGGTTATGAGCGTAAGAGAAAATGTGGCGGCTAACTTAGTCACGGCGCTAAAAGCTATATCGACACCTAACGTGAAAAAGGTTACGCGTGAGCCGTTTGACTTTGACAAGCTATCTAACGCACAGTTTCCAGCCATATTAGTACGCACAGCAAACGAGACACGAGAAGATGCGAGTATCGGCGGCAGTATGTCTAGTAGACAAGCCACGATCGACTATGAGCTTGTTTGCTTTGTAAAACACAAGAACATCGATACAGCTCGAAATCAATTGATCGAGGCTATCGACGAAAAACTTGACGATGATAGAACGCGAGGCGGTTACGCCATAGATACGCAGGTTATTAGCGTTGAGGTGGATGATGGTACAATAGACCCCATTGGCGGCGTTATCGTTACCGTTCAGATTCTTTATTCATACACACGCGGCGACGCGTAAAGGAGAAAATTCATGGCTACACATAAAGGCTCAAGCGGTTCAGTAAAGGTTGCCGCTAGTGGTGGTTCAGAAACAGTAGTTGGCGAGGTTCGCTCGTACTCTATTGATGAGACGGCTGACACTATTGAGGACACTGTAATGGGTGACTCAGTTAAGTCATACCTGTCCAGCCTTAAGGACGCGACTCTTACTATTGACGCATTGTGGGATGACGCAGACGCACAGCAACTTGTACTCGACTCGGGTGCCGCTATCGACTGGGAAATTCACCCAACTGGCACAGGCGCTGGCGAGAAGTATTACGCAGGCGCTGGCATTGTGACTGCAAAGACTATCTCTGCATCGTATGACGGGCTGGTAGAAGCGTCATTCTCTGTGCAGGTATCAGGTGCAATCACAGAAGCGTCTAACTAATGGGACTCGCTAAAGAGTTACGTGCGCGACGTAAGCAGTCTCGCCGTAAAATTAGCGTAGCAGAGTGGGCTGATGATAGCGGCCCATTTAGCCTGTATTGCCGCCCACTGACTTGCTACGACCTCAACGAATTGCAAAAGCGTCATCCACAGGTAATGCAGAACCCTAGCATTGCCGCAATGGTTGACCTGATTGTCATGAAGGCAGAGAGTAAAGATGGCGATAAGCTGTTTACTTCTGCTGAGGACAAACTGGATTTGATGGGGGAAGAGACGACAGTTGTGTCACACATTGCTAATGAAATGTTTGGCACTATCGACCCGTTTGAGGATGTCGAAAAAAACTAACAGCCGATCAGTCTAGGATGAACTTAATTGCCTTGGCTGATCGGTTACACAAGACTATAGAAGAAGTCGAGCAGATTTCGGTTACTGAGTTTCATGAGTGGCTCGCTTACTTCAAAATCATGAGCGAGTCCAAAGATGGCTAACCGAAAAGAATTGCCGATTTACATAACCGCTTACGATAAGTTCAGCAAGGTATTGCGGAGCTTTAGCGGGATACTAAAAGGGATTGCTCGTTCTTTCTTTAATCTCAAAACGGCAATACTCGGTGCTGTCGGTGTCGGCGGTCTGGGCTTGCTTGTCAAAAATAGTCTTGCCGCGACAGATTCTTTAGCCAAAACAGCAGGCAAAATAGGGACAACGACGGAAGCCTTAAGCGCCCTGCAATATGCGGGGCAACTAACGGGCGTTGAAGTCAACACGATGAATATGGCGCTTCAGCGCTTCACCCGTCGAACGGCTGAGGCCGCAGTTGGCACAGGCGAGGCCAAGGGTGCATTGCGTGAACTTGGTGTTGACGCCAGAAAGCTATCGCAACTTCCGTTAGATGAGCAGATGCTTACTCTCGCTGATGCGTTTGAAGAAGCTAAAAACAAAGGCGTAAACCCACTTAAAATAGCATTTAAGCTATTCGATTCGGAGGGTGCGGCCTTAGTAAACACATTGGCGCTCGGTCGTACTGGTTTAACTGAATTACTGGGGGAAGCTCGCGCTCTTGGCGTCGTTATGTCATCGAGTGCGGCTAAAGGCGTAGAAGACGCAAACGACGCACTGTTTAGGATGCAGTCTTTATTCGGTGGAATCGTCAAGCAAACAGTAGCCGCCCTTGCACCTGCGCTTTCAGCTTTTGCTGACTTGGTTACTAACGAAGTGAAAAACGGCATTAAAAGTGCAAACGATTCTGTTGAAAACTTTGCAATAGTTTTGGCAGGTCAATTTTTAGATGGTGCAGAGACAGCACTGCGAGCGCTTCAAGACTTGCTCAATGGTTTTGTCAGCGTTGCTAATTTTGTCAATAATTTTAAACAGGGCATCGACGATCTGTTTGGAAGTGAAAGCCAGCAGAGCGTACAGTTTTTTAACGAGCAATTAGCGATACAACAAAAACAACTTAAAGACTTGCAGAAACTCAACGAAGATTTGGGTGGTGGTGCCTACGATGTACAGATTGCCAGAATACAAGAAATCATTGCTGACTTAGAGGCGCAAAAATCAGCGGCAGAAGCGGCAGGTCGCGTAATGGATCGTTTCGGTCGCTTTACGTTTGCAGAAGATGCCATACCGATTTTTGAAATTCTAAGGGAAGCGGCAAGAGGTTATACACAAGACCTCTCAGATATGGGCGATGAAATGTCTAATCAATTGCCTTCTTCATTTCAAGCCTTTATGCAAAACCTAGAGCAAGCACGCAAGCAAGGCGACGATTTACAAACTGGATTGGTCAAGCTGGCTAGTCAGGGTATTGACGGGCTAGGTAAGTCATTTACTGCCGCAATTACAGGCGCACACAAGTTCAGCGATGCTATTAAGTCTATGGCCAAGTCAGTCATCGACAGCCTCATTCAAATGCTTATTCAGAAGTACATCGTCGATGCGGCATTCGGCGCAATTGTCAAAATGATTGACCCAAGCCAAGATGCATCACGTATGGGCGGCGACGGTTTTGGCCCGCCAGCACCAAGGGCGTTAGGAGGCCCAGTCACAGGAAATAGACCTTATCTAGTAGGTGAGCGCGGCCCTGAGCTTATGGTGCCAGCAGGTAACGGCTCCATAATTCCAAACAACGCACTCGGCGGCGGCGGTGTAACCGTAGTACAGCACATAAACATCACCACAGGCGTACAGCAAACCGTACGTGCTGAGATTGCTAACTTACTGCCACAGATTAGCAATGCGGCCAAGTCAGCAGTCGCTGATGCTAGAATGCGAGGCGGTGGCTTCAGCAAGGCAATGGTGGGTGCATAATGGCGGCGTTTCCAAATGTAGGCATACAATCAATGACTATGCGGTTGCGCTCTGCAACGGCAATCAGTCAATCGCCTTTTACCTATGACCAGCAGGTTTATCAGCATCAGGGCGTAAGATGGGAAGCAGAGGTGACGTTACCGCCGATGAAGCGCGCAGAAGCTAAGCAGTTAGAGGCTTTCTTTGCCTCTCTACGGGGCCAAGCGAATACCTTTACCCTTGGCAACCCTTTGCACAATACGACCGCTACAGGGACAGGCACAGGCGCTGTGAACGCCACTACGCTGACAGGCTCGTTTAGTGGTGCTGTTGCTGGTGATTATTTCCAAATAGGCACTGCGCTTTACATCATCACTGAAGTAAATAGTTCATCGTCAATTGATATCATGCCACCGCTTCGGGTTGCGGCATCAAGTAGCCCGCTCGACTTTACCCTACCAAAAGGAACGTGGCGGCTTGCCTCTAATGAAATCGGATGGAGCATCAATCAGGCTAGTCTGTACGGTTTCACTTTTGCTTGTGTTGAGGCTATATGAGCAGGTCATTAACATCGAGCATGCAAACGGCAGTTACCGCCGACCTAGTGCGCCCTATCATTCTAGTGGAATGTGCATTCGACTCGGGCGATCTGAACTTGTGGAACGGCATCGGGACGCTAACTGTTAGCAGTACTGATTACGTCGGCGCAGGCACGCTTCTTGCTATTGGCGAAATTGCAGAGTCGTCAGAGCTACAGGCCAACGGCATTACAGTAACCTTGTCAGATATCACTGACCCA